TAACTAACAACACCGGATGGGTTGAGTTTAGTGTAGCATACGTGTCAGGTGCATTACCATCTGATGGTGAAAGAGTAGTCATAAGTTTTGCTAGAACAGGTAATGAGGGAGCGACTGGTCCAACAGGCCCAACAGGTCCTACAGGTCCTACAGGTCCTACAGGTCCAACAGGTCCTACAGGTCCTACAGGTCCTACAGGTCCTACTGGCAGCACAGGTGCTACTGGACCCACTGGTCCAACAGGACCCACTGGTCCAACAGGTCCTACTGGCCCTACAGGTCCTACTGGTAACACAGGTGCTACTGGACCAACAGGCCCGACAGGCCCAACTGGACCAACTGGTCCGACAGGCCCAACAGGACCCACTGGACCAACTGGTCCTACAGGTCCAACTGGCCCTACAGGCCCGACAGGCCCAACAGGACCTCAGGGTGACACCGGTGGACTACAGTATAACTTTAGCACTACTATAACAATGGATGATCCCGGTACTGGAATCATTAGATTCAACAATGGTACTATAGGTTCTGTAACCGCTATCGCTATAGATGAATTAACTGTAGAAAGCGCGAATGTAGAGGCATACATCTTAACTTGGGATAATAGTACTGCTGTTAATAAAGGTTCATTAATAATTCAAAGCAGCACTAACAGCGATAGTACGTATGCTATATTTAATTTAACTGGTTTGACTAATAACACTGGTTGGGTAGAATTAGCAGTAGAGTATTTGTCAGGAACTTTACCAAGCAATGGCGAAAGATTAGCAATAGAATTTGTCCCTATAGGTGATATAGGACCAACAGGTCCAACAGGTCCAACAGGACCCACTGGTCCAACAGGACCAACAGGTCCTACTGGTCCAACAGGACCCACTGGCCCAACAGGTCCTACTGGCAGCACAGGTGCTACTGGCCCAACGGGACCAACAGGACCCACTGGACCCACTGGACCTACAGGCCCAACTGGCCCAACTGGTAATACAGGTGCTACTGGTCCAACAGGACCCACTGGTCCAACAGGACCCACTGGTCCAACAGGACCAACAGGACCCACTGGTCCAACAGGACCAACAGGACCCACTGGTCCAACAGGACCCACTGGTCCTACAGGCGTACAAGGCGACACAGGTGGACTACAGTACAACTTTAGCACTAGCACTACTATAGCAGATCCAGGTCAAGGCATAATAAGATTTAATAACGGAACTATAGGATCAGTTACTGCTATTGCTGTTGATGATTTAACAATTGAAGGTGCGAACGTAGAAGCACACCTACTGTCATGGGACGATAGTACAAATACTCAGAAAGGATATGTGACTATACAAAGCAGCACTAATAGTGATGCTACATACGCTATATTCAGTTTAACTGGTTTGACTAATAACACTGGCTGGGTCGAACTAGCGGTTACATATCAGTCCGGTACTTTACCGGATAACGCTGAAAGACTAGCAATTTCTTTCAGTAGAACAGGTGATAAGGGTGCTACTGGTCCAACTGGTCCGACTGGTCCAACTGGTCCTACGGGTCCTACTGGCCCGACAGGTCCTACGGGTCCGACAGGTCCTACGGGTCCGACTGGCCCAACTGGTCCAACAGGCAGCACAGGTGCTACTGGTCCAACAGGACCCACTGGACCGACAGGTCCTACTGGCCCAACTGGACCCACTGGCCCAACAGGAAGCACAGGTGCTACTGGCCCGACAGGACCAACAGGACCCACTGGTCCAACAGGCCCAACAGGTCCTACAGGTCCAACAGGTCCTACAGGTCCTACAGGTCCAACAGGCCCAACTGGTCCTACTGGTCCTCAAGGAGATAAGGGAGGTCTGCAATACGTATTTGATAACTCAACTACGATGACAGATCCAGGTTCTGGTGATATTAGATTTAATAGCGGTACTATTTCAGCAGTTAGCGCATTAGCGATAAGTGCGACTACATCAGATGGTGCTAGCATTCTAAATTACTTGTTGTCATGGGATGACAGTAATTCTACTACTAAAGGTCGTGTAATAGTTCAAAGTAATACTAACGATGACAGCACTTACGCTATATTCACATTGTCATCTTTAGGTAATAACACTACTTGGGTGCAATTGAATGTTTCTTATGTATCAGGTACTTTACCAACTACAGGTGAAGGTCTAGCAATTTCATTTATACCAGAAGGTAACACAGGTGCTACTGGTCCTACTGGCCCAACAGGACCCACTGGTCCAACTGGCCCAACTGGTCCAACAGGTAATACAGGTGCTACTGGCCCAACAGGTCCAACTGGTCCTACAGGTCCAACTGGTCCTCAGGGTAACGCATCTACTGTAGCAGGTCCAACTGGTCCTACTGGTTCTTCTGCTCTAGCAGGTACATTTACTCATACACAATCAACTGCATCTACTACTTGGACTATCAATCACAATCTAGATTCACGTTATGTCAACGTAGAACCTGTAGATAGTTCAAACGTAAGTTATGTAGGTAGATATGATTATCCAACTATAACTTTCACTAGTGCAAACGTAGTAACTCTAACATTTGCTTCTGCTGTGTCAGGATATGCTGCTGTAACATCAGGCGGCGGCGATATGGGTCCAACTGGTCCAACTGGTCCAACAGGTCCAACTGGTTCTACAGGTAATACTGGTGCTACAGGCCCAACAGGCCCCACTGGACCAACAGGCCCTACTGGCCCGACTGGCCCAACAGGTCCGACTGGAGCAGCATCAACAGTGCCTGGACCAACTGGCCCAACTGGACCAACAGGCCCGCAAGGTAACACAGGTGCTACAGGACCAACAGGACCAACAGGACCAACAGGACCAACAGGAAGCACAGGTGCTACTGGTCCCACAGGCCCAACTGGCCCAACAGGTCCAACTGGTCCAACTGGTCCAACAGGTACTACAGGAGACACAGGTGCTACTGGTCCAACAGGCCCAACTGGTCCAACTGGTCCAACAGGTACTACAGGAGACACAGGTGCTACTGGCCCAACAGGCGATACAGGTGCAACTGGTTCTGCTGGCATACCGTATGTATGGGAATCTACTACTAGCTCAGGCGGTACTAACAACGGTGATCTAAGATACAACAACGGCACGATTTCATCAGTCACTGAAATTTACATAGGTAAACTAGACTCTAACGGCGTAGATCAATCGGCTTGGTTCGACAGTTGGGATGATCTAGGTGCTAACCCATATGGTTACATGCAAGTACGTGGACCATTCGGTGACAACTTATTCCAAGTAACCGCAGTTGCTGCTAGTGCTAACTTCTATACATTAACTGTAACTTATACTACTGGATCATTGCCAAGTGATTTAGATTCAGTATTCGTAGCATTCTTACGTACAGGTGCTGGTGCTACTGGTCCAACTGGTAATGATGGTTCGACTGGTCCAACAGGCCCCACTGGTGCGTCAGGAGATAATGGTGTTGATGGTGTAGTATACCAGTTCAATGATAGTGTGATAGCAAATCCAGCATCTGGATTTATAACATATGATAATGCTACACTTAGCAGCGTTACATCAATAAAAATTAATCAAACCAATGGTTCATCAACAGATGTTGGTAATTGGTTAAATCTATTTGTTAAAGATAGAAAAATTGTAATAACAGATACAGGTAGAACTGACACTCATGTATTCACTATAGGTAGTGATTTCACCGATCTCGGCACATATTATCAGGGATCAGTAACATACGTATCAGGTACTGCTGTATGGACGAATAATGCAACGATAGGTGTAAATCTAGAAATCACTGGTCCTATAGGTCCAACAGGTCCAACTGGTCCTTCAGGTAGTGTCACGGGTCCAACAGGTCCTGCAGGTGGTGGTGGATTAGCCAACGTACTAGTTCAAGTATTCACTTCAACAGGTACTTATACGCCAACAGCAAGTATGGACTACTGTATAGTATATTGTACGGGTGCAGGAGGCGGCGCTGGTGGATCAGACGGTGACAACACTTCTGGTGGCGGTGGAGGTGGTGGCGGCGCCGGTGGTACTGCTATCAAGGCTTATACTGCCGCAGAGATAGGTGCTAGTGCTTCTGTTACTATAGGTAGTGCTGGACAAGGTGGTGACAATACAGGTAGTAGTGGAACAGCAGGTGGCAACTCTTCGTTTAACCCTGCAGGAACAGGCGTTACTATAACAGGTAACGGCGGTGGGTTAGGTGAAGGTACTGGTTCAGTAGGTGACGGTGCAGGTACTGCTGGTGGTCTAGGAGGTAGTGCTTCAAACGGTGATGCTAACATAACAGGTGGCGATGGCGGGGGAGGCATAGGTGATACTACAGGTGACGTTGGTTTAGGTGGCGTTGGTGGTGCTAGCCACTGGGGCGGCGGAGGTCGACCAGGCGCTGTTGCAGGTACTTCTGGTGCGGTTAATGGTAGTAACGGTGTAGCCCCTGGTTCTGGTGGTGGCGGTGGCGGCCACTACGACGACACTGCTGGTGCTACAGGTGGTAACGGTGCAGGAGGTTATGTTTATATCGTGGAGTACATACAATGAGGATCTGTATTTTAGATAGTATAACTAAAGTAGTAGAAAACATTATAGAAATAGACGACCCTGCTAACTTTGTTCCTTATAAATCTGGTATAGAATTATCTACTAGACATGATGGACAGATAGGTTGGCAGTTGGTTGATGGTGAGTGGGTAACTGGTATTCCTGAAAGAACAGACGAATATTATGCTAGGGGAGTTCGCAGAATAAGAGATTATAAATTGTTGCAATCAGACAAATATCTACTGCCAGATTTTCCTATCACTAATGAAAAAAGAAACGAGTGGGAATCATACAGACAAAATTTACGAAATATTACTGATCAACCAGGCTTTCCTAGAAACGTAGTTTGGCCTGTTAAACCGGAGTGAGATAAATAGTTTATGCCGCTAAATTTTCCAACAAGCCCTAGTGACGGTGACATTTATACTGATGATAATTCAGTTGTGTGGCAGTATAGTAGCACTAAAACTGTGTGGAATGTAGTTACTGGAACTACATTAAAAGTTTTTAGTGGTACTAAGTTAGGAGTAACTGCCAACGTAGCGGTTACTACAACATCAACTGCTGTGAGTTGGGATGTAGAATCTTACGATCAAGGTGGTTATTTTAGTAGTGGCAATGCTACAAGAATAACTGCTCCAGGCTCTGGATTTTATTTAGTAACTACAACACTTTTCGCAGGTAGTCAAGGATCAGGTTACTCTGTAGCAGTTAAAAAGAACGGAACTACTAATATAGCAACTTCTATATTCAATGCTAATCAAACAGCAACTTACGAAGAAGTTATAGAATTAGCCAAAGACGATTACATTGAAGTTTATGTAAGTGAAATAGATGGTACTGGAACTTTACTTACTAGTTCATTCATAGAAGTCACTCAAATGGGTTTGACTGTAGGTACTGGTATATCAAGTTATTCTGCTTTCTCAGGTGCTAAAGTATATCTAACTGCTCCCTTCTCTACTTCTTCTACACCCACAGCCACAGCATGGAACGCTACAGAATACGATACGAACGCCAATGCATTAGGTCTAACATACTGGTCTATTGGTACGCCGGCTAGACTAACAGTAAAAGTTTCAGGATACTATAACGTAGACATTTTCCTCAGAACAGGAACTGCTGGCGGTACATATACAGTAACATTAAAGAAAAATGGTTCTACCGATCTAGTATCATCTACTATGTCAGCAAACGAATCTGCTAGTTATGAACAAACATACTATCTAACAGCAGATGATTACTTAGAATTGTTTGCTAGTGATACAGATTCAACTGGTAGTTTGACTACAGCCACACACTTTGAAATTATAAGGATGGGATATTAATATGAGTGATTTTATTACTTCAACAAGCACAATTACTAGTGTTGCAGTAACAGTTCCTAATCTTACCGGCGGGACCAATGGTAAGGTAGTAAGAATGAGCGGCACTAATCAAGTAACCGATGCTGCCAATACAGATACAGCAACGCAGTTAAACACAGTTATGTTCAAGGTATCAGACGTTTATTATTCAAGCGGATACTTGACAGGATTTTCAGGATTGAACCCCGGTTCAGCATATTACTTGTCTACAGCAGGAAATATCACAGCCAGTCCTCCCACACCAACTAGTTCAGTTCGTGTGCTGCTAATCGGATTTGCTGTGAATACAACTGACTTAGTTTTTAGACCAGGTATACCTATCTCAGGATCATAATAAATGCAGTTATATAATTGGGACCAAGCAGGATTTGAACAGGCATATCTAAGAAGTCACTACAAACCAAAAGGATGTGGTTTATGTGGTTAATGATGGGTATAGCATCTAGCAAAGTCTATATAGATTTAATAGGAAAAAAGATAAATGGCAATAGCTAATTCGCAACAAGAACTCTCAATTACTAATGGTTATTTGAATTTACCTATTACTGCTGGTATATCTCATAATGGTTACTGGTATACTTATCTTCCAGCCAATGCAAACAATACGAGTCTTGGAGCAGCAATCAAGCCATATAAATGGGGCAGCGCATTACCATTAGCAGGTGGTAACGCCAACATGACTATAGAGGGTAGTTATCCTTTAATCATAGACCCATGGGATGGTGCTAACGTTTCATATTACGGTGGTTGTATCGAATGGATAGGTCCAGGACAAAACGATATAACAAACGAAGAAGAAGACGATGCATTTTTCTTCGCGCATTTAGGTACTTTATCTACTGCCCCAGACGACCAAACTTTTTATTGGGACAGAGCATATGAACCTTTCGCAGGAACTGATTGGTATTATTATCAATATCACGCTCACTCACCTACTACTTATACAGAATACGAGAACGGTAGAGAAGTTATAGGTGCTAGGGGATTTATTGACTCAGCAGATAAAGCATTTGGCTATATGCTTAACGTTAAAGTCAGGGTATCATCTGTAAACTATTCTAGCGTGTTTGCTCGCGTACACACACCAAGTGTTGGTGGAGCGCACAACTCTCACAACGACCAGATATTACCCAGTGTATCGAATAAAGATTACATGCCTGGAGGAATATTAAGGGGTATAGGTGAAAGATTTCATGCTTTTTATATTACTGCTAACGGTACTGAGTGGGATGTATTTTGTAGAACTTATACTGACGCTTTATCGGGCTGGACTTCTGAAGTAACTGTAGGTACTTATGATTTAGCAGATCCTAATTTTAATCCAAGTAGTAATATACAGAACAGTTATCCTGTTAGAGCTAGTATGGGTACTTCTTTTGGTACTAAGATATATTTTCCAGTTATACTTAACAATAGCGTTAGTGGTTTTGATCTTGAGATATGGAGTTTTGATAGTTTAGATACTATTAGCAGCGGATCGCTTACTAGACAAGTGTTGGCATCTGGATTAGCATCTAGACCTGACTCATGTTGTGCAGTTGTGGGTACTACTGCTTTATATGTTTTAAGAACTGATGTCGCTAATGGTGGATGCAGACTTCATAGTTATAATGGAACTACTTGGACTGATGAAGGTGCGTTCTTAACTAACAATGCTAGTGATCCTATCAGAGTACATGGTTTTGAATTTAACTCAGAAGATTTTAAATATTATGCGTTATTGAGCGGAACTGCATCAGGCGGTGCTTCTACATATGTAGGACCCGGTATGTACAGTTTTGAACTAACAGGTACTTTTACTGGATACAAACATCTAGATTTTGATGCTACTAATTATCAATTCGTAGTTAAAGATCCTTTAACATCGGGTTATGTAAAATATACCACAACAACTTCACAATTATCTAGAATAAATGCTATCGAACCACAAGCGATAGGATCTGACATAAGAGTATTAGATTATGATAATGCCGGTACAAACTTTTTTAATAGAAAATCTTTGAGTTTAGGATCGGGAATTGACGAATTCTATTTTCATTCTATAGTTTTAAGTAACGGTAGAAAATTCGGTGCTGGTCAGGTAGTTAATAATCCCGGCAACCTCGGACCAACGGGTTCAGGAGATTTGTTATTCAGTATTTTTACTCCTGATCTAAACTCAGGTACACATTTTGCTTATGGAGGATCCGGCGATGACTACATAACTGGATGCTATCAAGGAGCAGATGGTAAGATATGGTTAACTGGATATAGTAAGAGTGAGTTAGTACCTAAGGGCGAAATACGCATTCACGGTTGGGTACGTAATTTAAACGACGGTGGATCAACATTAATGTGGCGTGATCTTACTATAGACAGCCTCGGCAATGTTTACATGGTAGGTGCTCATGACGACGGTTACATCGTTATAGCGAAATATAACAAAAATTATGATATACAGTGGCAAAAGATTTTAGGAGCAGGCGGCAGTCCTGATGATGTTGGCTATGGCATAACTGTAGACAGCAACGACGAATATATATACGTTGCAGGAGAAACTAATCAAGCAGGCGCAGGCAGTACTGACGCTTTACTATGCAAAATAAGTACTTCAGATGGTTCATTATCTTGGGCTAAAGTTTATGGAACTGTTAATGCTGACTCTGCGAAAAGTGTTTGCGTAATAAACAACGGTGGTACTGACGTAGTAGTAATGGCAGTTGTTACTGGAACTTCTACTACATTCTTGGCAGTAACTACTGCTGGTGTTATATCAGAGCAAAATACATATACTAATTTAGTTGTTAATAAAGTAAGACCTAATCAATCTACACCAACTGCTGGTAGATTTTTATTCGCAGGAAATAACGGGGGAGGAACCTCTCAAGCGAGATTTGGCATGTGTGAACTCAACTCTAGTATCAGTAGAATGGTACAATGGGTAGGAAGTTATACTGGTGCTAGTTCTATTAACGCTTTGGACATAGCAAATACAGAAGCCGCTACTGGTGGATTAGATGCAGGATATGTAATATGCGGATCTAACGGTTCTAAAGCTATGCTATTAAAAGTCTTAGTAGATGAATCATCTGGTACATACACTGTCACTAAAGATTGGTCTAAGAACGTATCTGTGGCGGCTACGTACTACGTTAAATTTACAGCCATGTGTGTTTCGCCATATACAGATACTACGAGATATATATGGGTAGCAGGTAGCACAGATAAAAGCGATATACCTAGTATGGGAATGCAAGAAGGGTATGTGGCTAGATATCAATCTTCAGATGGAACACAAGACTGGCAAAACGTTTTCGGACATGACATGGATGAAGAGTTTACTGGAATAGTAAATGACACTACTGGATTAAACTTCATAACATCAGGATGGAGCATGTCTCACTCAGACAGTATGGATGCTATACTATTCAGGGGATACAAAGAGGGCTGGGGTACAGGTACATATTACTTCACAGAAACAGGTACAGCACCTTATTACTACTTAGCAAGTGCGCTAACTACTGCTAGTGATGTTGATACTTTTGCTTCTGTAACTGCACCCAGTGATAATCCAGGATCTTTAGCAGCAGATTCTTACTCACCAACATATGACACTTCTGACTATACAAGTAGAGAATATGATGGCGGATTCGGTCCTAATGGTTTGTTCACATTTTTCATGGCCTATATTGATCCAGAATTGTTACAAGCATATCAAAATACTGCTACATTTAGAGAAACTAATGCTGGCTGTAGTGCTATCAATTATCTTTCTGATTGGACATTGATAGGCAAGATGTGGCAAGCAGCCACGGTAGGTGACGGTACTGCTGACGATGGTAATATGTTCGGATATGACATCATAGAAGCTAGTGATGGCTTAATATGGGCTATCGGGCAAACTTCAGGTGACGTAACTATGACAAACTTGGGTTTATCAGGAGCATATGATTATCTGTTAGTAGAACTTGATCCGGTTACAGAAGAATTAGAATTCTATCAAAACGGTACTTCTCTGGACGAAGAAACTTATGCGCTGTGTGAATTAGAGAATGGTAAGATAGCATTTACAGGTAGAACAACAGGTAATCTAGGAGGAGATAACCAAGGAGGTTATGACATATTCTTAGGTATATGGGACCCTGCTACTGAAACAGCAGATTACTATAACGTAGGATCAGGTCTAGATGACGTTGGTTTGAATGTACATGATCTAGGTAATAACGAATTGGCTGTAGTTTATGCTTCATATGGAGGATTGGGTGATCAAACCAACTTAGGTTCGCAAGACATAGGGTTGATCAAATTTAATTATTCTACAGATACTTGGGGAAATGCGTATCAAACAGGTTCTAGCACATCAGAAATATTTGTACAGAACGGCAAGCCCAGCGCGATACTAGATAACGGAAGAATCGCTATTGTTGCTAGTTCAACTGGCTTGTTTGCTGATAACGCCATTACTTATGGATATCTAGACGTAATATTAGCAATATGGGAACCAGAATCTGGAACCTTCAGAAAATATCAGATAGGTACTCCAGACAACGAATTTGGCAGTAGTTGTTCTAAAAATGGTGAATTCTTGTTAATAGGCGGCTACGCTGGCGGCAGTTTCGATGGAGGTACTGATGCTATCTTCGTAGAATTCGATGCTGTTGACACATACGCAGGTAAGAGCAGTTCTATATAATATTTCGGATATAGTTTCTATCTGCTAAATATCGTCATGTTAAAAAATTTAGGTAATTTTAAATTCATAGGTGATCTTAGCCTAGAAGATGCAGACTTGTTATCATATTACGGAAAAAAATCAACCAGCATATTAGAATATGGTGTAGGTGGTAGTACACATATACTAGCCCAATGTATGCCTAGCACACTTATTAGTGTTGACACTAGCGCAGCCTGGATCGATATTACTCAAAAAAGATTAAATAAAATAGATTTACGCACCAACCCAAAGTTCTACGTGTTTAATGACTATATTAATGAAAATTTAAAAATACAGTTTGATTTAATATTTGTAGACGGTTTGTGGGAACATAGAAAAAATTTTGCTGTACGTGTGTGGCCTAGTTTATCTGTTAATGGTGTTATGATATTTCACGATACTAGAAGAGATTTTGATTACGCGATTGCTATGGAATCAATAAAAGATTTTTATCTAGAGGTACAAACTATAGAAGTAAATGCTAGGGCTAGCAATGACAAGTCAAGCAACTTAACAGTTATTCATAAGAAAAATAAAGAACCATATGTAAACTGGAATGACACAGAAAATAAACCGAAGTGGGCATACGGTGATTTACTTTATGACGGAGATTTATGGCAACAAGAAAGTTAAAAATTGCTATCTATACTATATGCAAAAATGAAGAGCAATTTGTAGATCGCTGGGCTAAGTCTAACCATCAAGCAGACTATCGTTTAGTGTGTGATACTGGCTCTACTGATAAAACTGTATCTAAATTACGAGATCACGGTGTTATCGTTTATCCCATTACAGTCAATCCATGGAGATTTGATTTCGCTAGAAACGCTTCCCTGAACCTATTACCGGCTGACATTGATCTATGTATATGGCAAGACTTAGATGAAGAATTACTAGAAGGCTGGCGAGAAAACTTAGAACAAGTTTACGATCCAGAAATTACTCAATATAATCATAGATACAGACACAATGGAAGACCCTGGCAATGGCACAATAAAATTCATCCTAGACACAATTGTATATGGCAGGGAGCAGTTCATGAAAAATTGATCTGGTTTGTGCCCGAGAAAGATATAATGGCAGGTAATATTTACTTAGACGAGAATCAAGATATTACTAAACCAAGATCATCATACAAAGACTTGTTGCTTAAAAAAGTTGAAGAAGGTCATGTAGATTGGCGTACATATTTCTTCTTGTCTATCGAATACGGTGGAGACATTATCAAAGCCATAGAAGCGAGAACAAAAAGTTATGAATTATGTGAGGATGATGATATAACTAAATCACACGTAGCGAAATCTGTTGCTAATCTTTATTCTACAATAAACGATAACAAAAACGCAGTTAAGTGGTACAACATAGCAACAGATCACAGCAATGAAAGAGAAACTTGGTTTTATTATTGCTATCATCATTATAAAAGAAAAGAGTGGGATAAATGTTATATCTACTCACAGAAATGCATAAATGTTCATGAAAGAAGAAATGGTTTCACTTATGACGAACGTGCTTGGAGTGCCGAGATTTTTGACATGGGAGCGATAGCAGCATATAATCTAGGATTAAAAGACAAAGCATTTGAGTTAGGATCAATCGCTGCAAAGATGAACCCAGAAGATGAAAGGCTACAGCAAAATTTAAAATATTATATAGAAGGTATCGAACATAGAGTACAGCAAAATGAAGAAAATTAAAACTTGCGTATACGCTATCGCGCTAAACGAAATAAAATTTGTTGACAAGTTCATGGATCATTGTCAAGAAGCAGATTTAGTATTAGTATGTGACACAGGATCTACTGATGGTACTGCTGAAAGACTAAGAGAACGCGGAGCGAAAGTATATAACATAATTCAAAAGCCATGGAGATTTGATGTACCTAGAAATACTGCTCTAAGCCTAGTTCCTCCTGACATTGATATGTGTCTTTCTATTGACTTAGATGAATTTTTGCAGCCTGGTTGGTCAGATGCTATGAATAGAGAATGGCAGAGACATGAAGGAAAAATTACAAGAATAGCATATGACTATATCTGGAACTGGAAAGAAGATGGTTCACCTGATATCAGATTTTATGCTGACAAGATACATCACAGACATAATTATAAGTGGTTACATCCGTGTCATGAAACTTTGTATTACGATGGACCCGATCAAGAAGTAAAAGTTACTATACCTGACATTTTCTTACATCACAGGGCAGATCCTACCAAGAGTAGGGGGCAATATTTACATTTACTGAAAATGGCCGTAGATGAAAGTCCCAATAACGACAGGATGAGTCATTATTATGGCAGAGAATTATTTTTTAATGCTAAATGGAATGAGTGCGTAGTTGAATTAGAAAGACATCTAGCCATGCCCACTGCTACTTGGAAAGAAGAACGAGCAGCCAGTTATAGATATATTTCAAGAAGCCATAGGAGTTTAGGCAGGTTACCGCAAAGTAAAGATGCAGCGATGAAGGGTGTTTTAGAATTTGATCAAACTAGAGAGCCGTGGTTAGAATTAGCAAGATCAGCATATGCTTTACAAGACTGGAATCTATGTTTCTATGCTGCTAGGAAATCTTTAGAGATAACCAATAGAGCATTTTCATATATGTCTGACAGCACATCTTGGGGTGATGAACCTCATGATCTAGCCGCTATCTCTGCTTATCATTTAGGTTTATATCAAGAAGCATTTGATCAAGGCACTAAAGCATCAGAGATGTCTCCCGGCAATGAAAGATTAAAGAACAACATTGAATATTACCGAAAAGCGTTAGGCTAAAAATAAAATACGCATATTTGATAAATACTCTGGGAGTAACAACTTATGGGTACAATATCAAAAAATTTCAAATCAATGTTATCAGACAGCCATGACGATAATGCTATATCTTCTAAGAGGGTAGTAACCTTCCTAGCATTTCTGTTGTGCGTTGCAGCATTTATAGGAGATTTGTTTTTTGGTTTAACTATCACTCAGGCTATATATGATTCTATGGTATATATAGTGATAGGTGGTTTAGGATTTACTGGACTAGAGAAGTTCGCTCCGGTAGCATACACTAAACAAGATGCACCGCCTCCAATGCCCCCATATAATCCATATGGATATTATGGTGGAGGATATAACAATCACTATCATGATTCTGGAGACTGCGAGGGTGAGAGAGATTATAGCCCAAGCGCAGGTGAAGTCTCAGAAGAGCCAGTGAAAAGAAAAACTAGAAAATAATTGACAACAAATCTTTTATAAGATAAAATAGTACATGGATTATTATTCAGTATTGGGAGTCGATAAAAATGCGACTCCCGATGATATAAAACGTGCATACAGAAAATTGGCTAGCAAACATCATCCAGATAAAGGTGGTGATACAGCCAAATTTCAGCAAATACAAGCAGCATACGAGACATTATCCAATCCACAAAAAAGAGAAGAGTACGATAACCCAAGAGCAAGGATGAACGCAAATCCGGGCTTTGGCGGTTCCCCATTTGATCTCAACGATATTTTTGGGCATATGTTTGGGCAGGGCAGGCCGCCCGGTTTCAATGCTAGACATATGTTCAGGACTCAAATCAACTTCACGTTGAAAGAATCATACGAAGGTTCTAGTCAGGTATTGAAAATCCAAGACAACAAAGGAACTAAAGTAATCAACATAGAAGTACCCAAAGGTGTACAACATGGAGATCAAATTAGATATGAGAACATAATAGAAAATGGTACTCTGGTTGTACTATTCGCCCAGATACAAGATTTAAAGTTTGAACGTAGAGACAGCGACTTGATATGTAATCATCAAGTATCAGTACTGGATCTAATAGTAGGTGGTACTTTCCAATTTGAGACTATATCAGGAAAAACTATAGAAGTCACTATTAAGCCCAAAACTCAACCACATATGCAACTAAGAATACCCGGACATGGTATGCCCATAAGCAATACAGGTAGGTTCGGAGACCAGATAGTATTGCTAAAACCATTTATTCCTGATAATATACACAACGATATAATTGATAGCATTTTACGCAATAAGCAGAACTAAATACCTGAGAGGTTTAAAATATGATGAATTCACCCGAAATAGAAACTATTATCGAACAAGCGATTAGTATCGCTAAAGGCTACAATCATGAATATGTGACTGTAGAACATTTGTTGCTATCATTGATCACGTACAATCCTTTCAAGAAGTCATTGGTTTCTTATGGAGTAGATATGGAAATGCTACTCAACGAACTCAATGCTTATATCGCAGGATTACATGCTATCGAATCTAGAGAGGCTAACTGTCAACCACGCAAGACTAATTCTCTTGAGCGAGTGATGAATCGCACAGTTACTCAGGTACTATTTACGGGCAGGCGTCAAGTACTAACTATTGACTTGTATCTAAGCATTGCCGCAGAAGGCAATAGCCACGCTCATTATTTCTTGTTGAAGTATGGAATTTCTAAAAACGAATTTGTCCTACATTGGCAAAAGACTTATAAGGGCAATGAGTTTGAGAGTGTATTGACTCCGGGACAGGCTGATGAAGTTCTGGCTGAGTTCACTACTGATTTAACTGCCCTAGCAAAACAAGACAAGTTAGAGCCTTGTATCGGCAGAACTGAGGAACTTGATGGTATCATTAATGTGTTAGCCAAGCGATTTAAGTCTAACGTGCTAATGGTAGGTGATCCCGGCGTTGGCAAGACAGCAATCGTAGAAGGTCTAGCAATCGCGCTAGTGCAAGATGCTGTTCCAGAATTCTTAAAGGGTTATTCTTTGTATTCACTTGAAGTAGGTGGATTGTTAGCAGGTAGTAGATATAGGGGTGACTTTGAAGAAAAGGTAAAGCAAGTTATCGAGGCACTTAATGCCAAGAAGAATTCTATCTTGTTTATTGACGAAGCACATACGATGCATACAGCAGGATCTTCTACTAATGGTGCTGTAGACTTCGCCAACTTGATCAAGCCTGCGATCACTAAGGGCACACTCAAGGTAATCGCTTCTACTACTTGGGAAGAATTCTACGAATCATTTGAGAAGGATCGTGCTTTGATGCGTAGATTCTACAAAGTAACTATTGATGAGCCTACTAAGGATACCACTATCAGGATCTTGAATGGTCTAGCACCTAGACTAAATGACTTCCATGAAGTAGAGATCCAAGAAGAAGCGATTCTGACTGCGGTAGAAACTGCTGAAAGATACATTTCAGATAGAAAGAACCCAGACAAGAGCATTGACTTGCTAGACGCTGCTTGCGCTAAACAGAGAGTAGCAGAAAACAAGGGTGCTAAGATTACTAAGCAAATGATCTTTGATCAAGTAGAAAGATTCACAGGAGTACCTGCTGATAAACTAGCAGGAGATAACTATGTCAAGATCGAAAATCTAGCACAAAATGTCAAAGACAAGTTATATGGACAGGACGAAGCAGTTGAGAGTGTGCTTGAACGAGTTTATGTATCGTTCGCGGGTATCAACAACGAAACTAAGCCTATCGCTAGTTTCTTGTTCTTAGGACCAACAGGCACAGGTAAGACTGAACTCGCTAAGTTGTTGAGCAAGAATCTAGATATGCCGTTGCTAAAGTACGATATGTCTGAATATTCTGAAAAGCATAGTGTTTCATCATTAATCGGCCCGCCACCAGGTTACGTTGGGTTTGGGGATAGCCAAGTGCAGGGTGGTAGGTTGATTAGTGATCTTAGCAAGAACCCCCATGCTGTGATGTTGTTTGATGAGGTAGAAAAAGCACATCCAGATATTTTTAATATATTCTTGCAGATCCTAGACGAAGGAAGAGTAACAGGTAGTAACGGTAAGGAAGTATCGTGTAAGAATACTGTTATCATATTGACTAGTAACTTGGGATCAGCAGACGCAGAAAAGAACAACATCGGTTTCGGTTCGCTAGAAAAGACCGGTGAAGATGACAGGGCTATGAAAGAATTTTTCAAGCCTGAATTCAGGAATCGTTTAGACAAGATTTGCAAGTTCAAGAAGTTGGATTTGCTATCTATCAAGAAGATCGTTGTTAAGTTTATGGAAGATATCAAGCGATCTCTGTTAGAAAAGCATAACATCACTATCAATCTAACTGAACCAGTAATAGAATATCTGGCTAAGGAAGGATATGATCCTAAGATGGGTGCTAGACCCCTAGCAAGAAAGATCGATGAATTGATCAGGGTGCCTGTATCAAAGAAGATTTTGTTTGAGCGTGTAAAGGATTCTAATATTATCGCAACTCTAGTTGACGACAAGATTGAATTCAACGTTACTAACAAACTAACTGCGAAAATTAATGAGGATGGCATCATTGAAGTTCAATCGTAAAGAACAACACAAACTTTTTTTTAATAAGTTTAAATATAAAGTAATTGTAGCGGTACCTGGTGTAGAGTTCATCAGGTATTGCGATAACATAGATGAATTTTTTTCAAAAATAAAAAGAATAAAAAGACAAATACTGGATAGAAATCCAGCGGCTACTTATCCTAAGTATTACTCTATAATACATAATTCTTCTAGGAAATCAGTAAGTAGTCCATGGATATTATATTGGGAAGTAGTAAATGAGAACATAAATCATATAAAATATGTTTTTGATTTCAAACAATCTGTGCTAGAAAATCCGGACATTTATCTAAGACAAGAAAATAATGTTATTTCTGTATTTTCAAACGACCTCAGCAAATTGAAAGATTTTGCTAGTCACTTCAAAGATTCCATATTTTATCAAGTAAAGATACTACCTAAGGGTATCAAGTACTTTACTAAGGAACCCAAATTTAAATATAGGACTTTTTTCAAAGGTAGTAAGAAGTGGACTGATGTTAATATTCAGAATACTCTTTTAAGTTATGTTGACAAAAACAAATACAATTCTAATATAAGACTTAGTAAACCCTTGATAGATTGTTCTGCTCATCCATACTATTTTAACTACTATATTCAGGGTTTTTATGTAGATTATGATGACAGTCAGTATCTAACTGTACTGCATATGATCTTTTCTGGGGTGTTGGGAGAAACTTTTAAGTTAGAGAAACGCCCAGATTAGTGATAAATACTCTAAGAAATTGGAGTATTTATGGCTAAGATAGTAGAAGATATTATAGTAATTAAATTCAGCAAGATCGTAAAAGATTCTGATAAAGAAGCCGCAGAAATTGCTGGTTCTGACGTACAACAGGCTCTTGAGCAAGTAGCACAAGAGTTAGTGGGTGATGGCATAGTAGTAGAAGTGGTAAAAAGTTAATGTCACAATCTACTACACTAATCTTGTTACCGGAAACTGCTTATAACGGCGGTGGCACAGCCAACATCTATGATGTTACAGGTAACACACAACCTGCTGCTAGTTATTATCTAGGCAATGAAGATTTACAAACAGTCAACATTAAATTTAGTGAAGTAACAGGCAATCTTGTTATAGAAGCCTCTCTAGCAACTTCACCATCATCCAGTGACTGGTTTGAAGTTTATTCCCTTACAGCAAATTATAGTGCCCCTGCTAACACTACCCCGAAGTTAAATTCTGATATATCTACCTATACTAACATAGAAGGTAATTTTGTTTACATCAGAGCAAGAGTAGAAAATTTCGCGCACGGCATAATTAATTTTGTTAAGGTAAGTTACTAAGCATGAAACAGATAGTAATAATGCCGGGTGGATTTCATCCTTTTCACGCAGGTCATTATGAATTATATAAGAGCGCACTAAAAGCCTTTCCTGATGCCGATATGTATGTCGCGGCTACTAACGATCAGAAAGTACGTCCTTTTCCTTTTGAGATCAAAGAGAAGTTAGCGAAGTTAGCAGGAGTAAAACCAGGCAGTTTCGTACAAGTTAAGAGTCCATTCATGCCTAAAGAAATTACTCAGAACTATGATCCTGAACAAGATATAGTAATTTTTGTGCGTAGCGAAAAAGACAGAACAGAACAACCAAAGCCAGGTGGCACTAAAAAAGACGGCAGTCCTGCTTATTTTCAAGCATATACTGGAAAAGATTTAGAGCCTTTTGGTAAACACGCTTACATTCATTATCTACCTACAGTAGAGTTTGGTCCCGGCATTAAAAGCGCGACAGAAATACGTAACGCATGGCCTAAACTCAACAAAAGACAAAAAACTGCAATGGTTATGAGTCTATATCCTGTAACGCAACAGAATAGAAAACTAGCCGATACTGTTGTTAAAATGCTAGATATTGGTATGGGTGGAGAGTCCGAACCGCCTAAAAAATTAGATGAACGGGTAGATTACTTAACTGAAGGACCTAGAGGACTTACACCAGGGACACCTATGCAGGATTTAATCGGTGATTACGGTTTTTTTGCTACTTTTAATCTTGCTAAACTTGCTGACAAGGCTAAACCAGGGAAAGAACAAGACTTAAAAGCAGTGCAACAACGAGCAATTAAGAGTGCCAAAGTACTTGAATTATTAAAAACTGATCGTGAAAAACTTCAATTCATACACGATATGATCAAGTACATCCAGCCCCATATGAAAGCACACATGCGTGATGATGAATATGAGATATACAAGCCCAGAATACAGAAACTGTTAGATTTATACAAAGCAGCTGCAGCCGGAGTGCAAGAAAGTTTTACTCCAATAATTCAAGATTACCTAGACGAAAAATAATTGGCACTAGTTCTCAGTTAGTAAATAACAGTACAACTGAGAGGATATCATGGCTAAGAAGAAAGCAACTAAGAATACACAAAAGACTATTCCTGTAGAAAAAGTACAGGAGATAGTAGAAAATCAGCAACCAGTACAAGCAGATAACGCTGCTCCGCAACCAGGGCAAGTACAAGTAAATGTTGATTTCTTACGTACTACTAGGGTACATATAGCAATGCCCTGCTATGGTGGTATGCTTACTGAATCTACTTTTATGAGTTTTATCAAGTGGGCTAATACTGCTAGACAGTTAGGTATTGACTGGACTCTAGAAACAATGGTAAATGAATCACTAATATCTAGGGCTAGAAACACACTAACTGCTAAGTTCTTAGATATGGAAGAGGCTACGCACTTATTTTTCGTAGACGCAGACATAGGTTGGGAGCCGTGGCATTTGTTAGTACTACTCAACAGAAATGTAGATGTTATAGGTGGTTTGTACCCAATGAAGACTATGCCTATCAAGTGGGTAGTCAATGGATTTGAGGGAGCAGAAGAAGGTACTGATGGCTTACAAGAAGTAAGCAAAGCAGGTACAGGTTTCTTGTTGATGAAGAAGAGTTGCTTTGAAAAGTTAAATTCTCATCCTGCTGTAAAACCATATAAGAATGACATAGGTTTAGATCCAAAGTATGACAAGTATTTAAAGACTTATTTTGATACTGCTGTTCGTCAGAATCGCTATTATTCAGAAGACTGGACTTTCTGCGAGAACTGGCGTGACATAGGTGGAAGAGTATGGGTAGACAAGAGAGTTCTGCTACGTCATACTGGAACTTATGTATTCTGCATGGAAGCACAAGAACACCTGTTCAATTCTATAGGTCCTATGTATCTAGAAAAAGAAAAGAACGAAGGTAGAGTTCAATTAGTAACTAAGTAAAGATTTAACAAATAGGAGATAACAAGTTTTAATACACACAAACTTGAAAAATGATTAAGATAAAGCCCCGAAAGGGGCTTTATCTTTGTAGCCTGATAATAGGAATTAAGATAAATACTTAATAACTAAGGAATCTATTTATGAAAGTCCGGCAAATAGAAGAAACAACCTCAGGATCAGTTGCTAGTGTATCCATGCCCATAGGCGGTACGCAAAAACGTGCAGGATCTATGTTCAAGGGTAAAAAGACTAAAAAGAAATTTTATGAAGGTAAGATGAAGCGCATTGCTACTGATATGGAGGAACTATCTGACGCACAATTCAAGAAGAAATATGGCAAGACCAAAGAAGAAATGCGCGCCTTACTAAAAGAAGAAGATATTGCCGAAACCGATCTTATAGTAGTTCCCAGTGCTGGTAAAAGATTGAAGTCAGGATTCATACCACGAGAAAAAGACAGAACAGATCATGAAGTAGAAATGGCTCTAAGTGATCTTTTCCAGTGCGCTAAAAATTCTAAGATAGTGTATGACATCTTAAAAAATGTTTCCGAGCAAGAAGGAATAGAAGGCTGGGTCCAAGAAAAAATTATAAAAGCCAATGATTATCTAAACACTATACGTGAATATCTAGAACATAAAGTACATTCAGACAAATTACCTATAAGAGAATACGATCTAAATAGAAAAACTTATACTACTAGAGATATAAATCCAGGTGACAAGATTTCATATTATGTAGAAGACAGTGACTGGGGCGAAAAAACACGTCGCGGCCACGTGTCTACAGGAGTAATAGAAAAGATAAACAAATCACTTGACATTGTAACAACAACAGACGGTAATCAAGTAAAAGTAGTAGATATAACTAATGTGATACCAAATCACTTAGTAGTAGAAAATGATGATCCAATGATAAACATACAAGGTGGTGGCGGTACTTTACCTATGAGTGCTTTACGTAAGAAAGCAAAAAATGAATCTAAAGAAATTACTGAAATGGTGTTTGACGATAAATTCCGTCAAGCATTATATCACCTAAAACAACTAAAGAATACATTGCATACAATCGTAGAAGCAGAAAAAGAAATGTCTCCAACTGGTGAGAGTTCTGTAATAAAAGGTATAATGACTGAAAAGAAAAAGCCTTGCCCACAATGTGGAAGTACTGAATGTACATGTCCTCCGGGAGAATGTGATTGTACTCCTGTTTTAAAAGAACAAGCACGTGGTTTTCATTTTGATTCTGAATGGGATGGAGAAATGTACAAGAGTTTAACATCACTAGTAAAATATAATGATGGCATATACAAAAGTCCTAAACAAAGATATGTATTAGAGAAAAAAATGAAAGACCAGGCTAGAACAGATAAGGCACAATTAAAAAACTGGTTCAACGTAGATTTAGATGACGATCAAACACAAAAAGCAGTAATAGTAAAAGGAATGGCATCTTGGGCCGCAGGCATTAAAGGACAACGTCCTGTTTCTTGGGTATTTGTATTAGATGATCTAGGCGTAGTAAAGAAATATAAATTAAAATATAAAGGTGATTTGCGTTCAGGCACAGCACCTGATCCTGAAAAAACTCAACTAGAATTCCAGAGAAACGATAACACTATCACATCAAAAATTGATGATTTTAGAAATCAAGAAACCAGCGACAAAGAAGAAAGAGAAAAGAAAGCAAAAGAGAAAGAAAGCAAACCAAAAGGTAAGCATATAGGTTCTACTGGAGAAAAAATTTCTGTTTCAGGTACTCTTGAACTTTCATCAGGTCCTAAGTACGGTGAATTTGGTGAATACTATATCAACAAGATCAGAACTGACGATGGAGACTTGATATTGAATTTTGGTAAGTCTCTAGGAAACAAAGGTGATAAGATTAAAGTAAAAGGTACTGTTAAGAAGCATTCTACTGACTCTATTACTGGTGAGCCAATAACTGTAGTAGGTCGTATGAAATTAGCTGAGAAGGTAACCGAGACTAAAGATGCTTGTTACCGCAAAGTCAAGAGCCGTTATAAAGTGTGGCCTTCAGCCTATGCCAGCGGTGCTTTAGTGAAGTGTCGCAAAGTAGGCGCAAGCGACTGGGGTAATAAAAGTAAAAAGAAATGAGATATCGTCATATACTAGAAGCATGTTGGAAAGGATACAGGAGAGTTCCTGGAACTAAAGCCAACACACCTGGTAGTTGTGAAAAGATTAGTGAACAAGAATTAGAAGAAGATTTACGTAAGTGGTTTAAAGAGAAATGGGTTAGATTTGGACCAGACGGAAAGATCAGGGGTGCATGTGCTAGGGGTAGTAGTAGCGAAGGTAAGCCTAAATGTCTACCACAAAAGAAAGCACATAGTCTAGGTAAAAAGAAAAGAGCCAGTGCTGCCGCTAAAAAGCGCAGAGAAGATCCTAACCCAAATAGAAAAGGTAAAGCAAAACACGTTGCTACTAAAACTAAAGGATAGAACGAAATGAAAACAACAAGATTAAGTGTCGCAGACTCACTATTGTTATTAGAAAGAATGAAAAGAGATAATAACAGAATTTTGATTGAGTCTTGCCAAGGATTAGACAGAAATCAAAAAAGAATAGTAGAAGGAATTTATAATGAGTTCCGTCCATTAATTGAAGCAACATTAACTGCTCAACAAATAGAACAGTTATTTCAAACTGTGCAACAAAATGCTACTGCTGGTGGCGACAATCGTACTTTATTAGGTAAAGGCGTAGATACAGCAAAAGTAGTAGACAGTACTATTAATAAAGTAGGTAAATGGTTGCAAGATACTACTCCCGTAAAAGCGTTCGATCAAAAGTTTGAAGATTTAAAAGGAAAAGCAAGTGAAAAATTTCCAAACTTAGCCAACAATCTAACAGCATTGGGTAATTGGGCTAAAGAAAATCCAGGTAAAACAGCAGCAGTTATAGGTATATTAACAACCTTAGCATCTTTAGCAGGAGGTCCAGCGGGAGGTTTTGTCGCTGGTCAAATACTTCGTGGCTCAGTTGAGTTAATGAAGGGAGAAAAATTGTCAACAGCAATTGGAAAAGGTCTAAAGACTGCTGCTTATGGTTGGTTGGCGGGTAAAACAATACAACAACTAGGAAAACTTGCATCCGGTTTAGAAAATTATTTTAATCCTAAACCATTAGAAGGTGATTATTATTATACCAATCTTAAACTGTCCGGCGGGGAGTCGGCGACGGTAGTAGGTACTCAGGAACAAGTTAACGAAGTAGGAGATATATTCTCTAAAGGAGTTCGTGCCTTTGAGAGTGGAAATTATACGAAAGCGTTTGACTTCTGGGATCGGGCGAAAGAACTAGGTGAATATTACACAAGAACTGCGGACATAGACGGTGCTTTCAAATATGCTAGAACCATTAATAACGTTTTCGGAGGATTAGCAGCAGCAGCCCAGGGCGCAGCAGCAGGAGCAACTGCTATAGATTCTAAAGGTCAAGCGGTGAACCAAAGCGGTAATCCAGTACAACAAAATTCACAGACAGCACAACCTGTTCAAGAATCTGTTAATCTTACAGAAGCACAAGTCAGAGAACTATTTGAAAGTACTTTAAGTGCATGGGATTCAATGAAGTCGGGTATGGCTAAAGGTTGGCAATGGGCTGGGAAAAAGGCTGCAAATCTAACTACGAAAGTAACAGCAGACAAATTAATGTCTATGTGGAAGAAAGCAGGTAGCCCAACAGATAGTAATCAAATAGCATTTATGTTAGCCTCTAATGGAATACCACAAAATGTGATGCAACAATCTTTCGATCAGATGAATATACCTTTACAGCAGGGAGCGCAGCAGGGAGCGCAGCAGGGAGCGCAGCAGGGAGCGCAGCCAGCAGCCGGCGGAAATAATAGACCGCAAGTTGACAGAAATACTAACAGCGTAGCAGGACAGATGAGAAGACCAAATCAGGGAGCAGCACCGGTTGCTGGTACTAGAACGCAAGGTGGTACTTTCGCATTTAATCCTCTAGCAGGCGTACAACAAAATGCACCAGAACAGCCAATGGTGGGACCTTTATCTAAAAAACAAAAAGATAAAAAGAGAAATCCTGGTAATTATGCTACACCTGGACTACGCAAGACTGGCACTAAACCAGGAACAATACCAAGTAAAAATAAAGCACCACAGGCTCCAGACTGGATGCAATTACAACCAGATCCATTAGAACTAGTAAATGAGAGTACAAAGAGTAACATCCTACGTGGAATACTAAAAACGAGAGCTTAAGAGATAAAAATGAGCAGAATATTACACAGTATTACAAAAACCGACAATGATCGTATGATTATAGAACAAGTAACCTACAAGTTGTGGGAAAATGCCGGTCATAAGATCATGGAAGCGCAACTTACTGCCGACCAGATCAATGAATTGTTTGCTAATGCGGGCAGCAACCTTACTATGGAAGGTAAAGTCAAAGATGCTGCCAATGCTGTAAATAAAGCATGGAAAAATTTAAAGGGCAAAATTTATAATAGTGGTCCAATGACCAATTTTGCTAGTGCTTATGATTCGGCTGCAGAAAAATTAAAAAAAGCAACTGGTGACGACCAAGGTGCAATGAAGTATGTTCAGAAGTACCGTGACCTTGCAGAAAAACATCCTGTTTTACAAGAAATATTATATGCCACACTTATTGCGGCAGTAGGTATTTCTGGCTCAGGATTAGGTGGTGCTGTAGTTTTAGGTTTATTTAAGTTGGTAGATCAGGCATTGCAGGGTAAGGATATTCGTTCTGCATTATGGAGCTCAACAAAGACAGGTGTGACTGCTTATGGTGCAAGCAAGTTAGGTGATTTTCTCTCCAAATCGGATCCGCTGCGAGATTTATACGGTCCAGTGGACCCGCGGTTTAGTAACCCCTTGTCTGCGGCGCCGCTCGCGTGGGACTTAACTAACGCTAGCCACCGTGCGGCTAGGGGGGTTACTAAGGGGTTCTCAGAGAGTACAAAGAGTAACATCCTACGTGGAATACTAAAAACGAGGGCTTAATGAAACATTTACACGATAATCATGTAAATTATTTCGCTCATTTATACAGAGCCTGGCGTTGGGCATTGATATTGTTTGTGCATGGAATATTTCCCAATGTATGGGAATATAAAGTTACTTCTGAAATGACTGATAAGAAGAAATCGTCATGATCATTTTAGAATTCGAACCTGCAAAAATTACTCCAGCACAAGTTACTCCTGCGCAGGTTACCCCTGTGCAAGTACAACCAACTGACAAGGGAATTTCTCAACAAAATAAGGAATGGGAATCGCAGGCTAAGGCTGCTCAAGCACCACCAGAACAACCTTCTTTGAATGAAGAAGAACCTGAAAACAATAGACCAAATTACGACATTAGAGCAAAAGTTATAGCTCACATGCGAAAAAAGAAATGGGTTTTCCTTGGTCAGGGATCATTTGCAGTAGCATTTATCAACCCTGAAAAAAACAAAGTAATTAAAATAATAGCACCTGAAGGTCCCGCTACTGATTTAGCAAAATCATTAAAATCTAAGTCAGAGTTCGCACAATACAAGTGGCAATCTTTTGTAGCGAAAAATCCTAATATTCATTATCCTAAATTCTATAAATCTAAAGTTGAAATAATAAAAGAAGGAAATATAGAAATAAAAATAGAATTATTTGAAATGGAATTACTTACACGCATAGACGATCCGTTTCCGATAACCATTATAGGTAGATACTTTGAATCGCCAAAAGAAGGAAATTTATATGACAACATATGGGAGAGATACCAAAAGGTAGTAAAGGATCCACTTGATAAAGAAAAATTTATAAATAAATATGGAGGACTGATAAAAGCATTAGAAAAGGTTGTTGAAGTTGGTGACCAATATAACTTTTATAACGATCTTCATTCTGGAAATTTCATGCAGAGAGAAGACGGTACTATAGTAATTATAGATCCCTGGGCATTCTCATGAATATGAATATGAATATAAAAGAAGCATTAACAAGATACACTCTTAGAAAAAAAATCATAGCACATATGAAAGCCAAGAAATGGAAGTTGATTGGTGAGGGAGCATTCGCTGTGGTTTTCACTAGTCCCGATAAGAAAAAAGTAATCAAAGTAATAGCACCTGATCCTGAATTTTTATGGGGTTCTCAACCCGCAGCGGGGCCTGTTGATCAAGATGAACCTTATACATATGAAAAACAAGAATCAGAGCGGCTACAAGGTGCATGGTTAAAATTTATCGACAAGAACAAAAAAAGTCCTCATTTACCTAAATTTTTTAAAACTAAAACTGAAACAGTAACAGATAGAAAAAGTAAAGTTAAGATAGTTATGTATGAAATGGAAGTACTGACTCGTTTACCTCAGGAATTAGAATATTTGGCTGAAGACTTAGTTGAAGCAGCCAACCCATATATAGGTGCAACCATAGCAAATCGTGAAAAACAATTGCGTAAAGTGTGGCGCCGATGGGGTATAAAACTCAAGGACAAACCAGGACACCCAAAGAATGAAATGGAATTTATAAAAAAATATACACCTTTTTATAACATTGTATTTAAGATGGTGAAATCGATGCCAGCAATGAGTGATCTGGATCTTCATTCGGCTAATATGATGATGAGGGGAGATACACTTGTTATAACTGATCCATGGATGCCGGCAATGGGATAAATTTATGTTAGATGAAATTAAACAACAAAAACCAACTAATAAAAACTTTAGGTCTTTAATAAAAGAACACATGACTAAGAAAGGATGGAAGTTAGCCGGGCAGGGTGGTTACGCTATGGTTTTTATTAGTCCTGATAAACAAAAAGTAATCAAGGTTCATGCTACAGAAACAGATGGACGTGAAAAAGATCCCAACTTCTATAAAAAAGAAATGGATAAGTCAGAAGCAGTAACAGGAAAATTTTTAAAATTTATTGAGAAAAATAAAAATAATCCCCATCTACCTCGATTTTTCAAAACTAAAAAAGACAAAGTAGCCGGAGTTGATATAATATTATATGAGATGGAACCTTTAAAAGAAATCACTAGTTTTATTGAAAAAGAAGTATTATTAGAATTCTTAGAATATGCTCATGGTGATGGTTCAATAAAAGATTTCTTTGAAGATCATAATGAAAATGATGGTAGAAGTTTTAAATGGCTGGCTAGTAAAGAAGGTATAGGAGATCAACGTTGGCTAAAATACGTCGATAATTGGCCAGAATTCAAAAAAGATTTCGAACCATTTGTTAGCATTATGGCTAAACTTATTAAAGTTGCTGAAAAGAGCGGCGGATCATTAGAAGTAGATTTAGAAGATGGTAACAATTGGATGAAGAGAAGTGACGGAACTTACGTTATATCAGATCCCTGGATGCCAGAATTCGAATGGTCTAGTTAAAAATAGTCAACAATTCTTATCATAAATAAATTTATGAGATTAATAGGGTTTGGATGTAGTTATACTGCTGGTCAGGGATTTCCTGATTATGAATATCGAGTAGGATCTAAATATGTTTGGCCTTTTTTAGTTGCAAAAAGATTAGGTATAGAATGTTTCAATCTAGGAGAGCCGGGCGGTAGTATTAAGTACATAGCAAAGAAAGTATATGATTTTTCTTTCGATAAAGATGATATTGTTGTTATCATGTATCCAGAAATAAGCAGAACTTGTATAATAAAGGGAGACAGTTATCACGATATTATGAGTTTTTATCCATCTTCAGAAGATGAATTTACAAAAAACTGGTATAAAAATTATAGCGATAAATTTGATGAAGAATTTAATGCTAATCTTTACAAAGAATTTATCAAGCACTATTTAAAAGACAAAGTTAAGTTGCAGTTACATTGCAATCTATATAATAGTCTTTATTATGAAGATTGTGCGATGTATGGTGAAAAATTTTTCAAGGATTTAAGACCGGGACTAAAATTTTCTTTTCCTACCTTACCAGATGGACATTTAGGATATGAAGCTCATAGAGAATTTTCTTCTAGGCTAATAAAAGATATAGAGCAAGAACTAAACATTAAAAGATAAATACATAAGTTACATTAATAGGTGATTTATGTTATCAGAGAATTTAAAAGTATTATTAGCAACATCGTATGCGTTTGTTATCAAAGCGCAGAATTTTCACTGGAACGTAGAAGGTCCTGATTTTCCTCAATATCATGAGTTCTTTGGTGACTTATACGCAGAAGTTTATGGTGTTCTAGACAAAATAGCAGAGTATATAAGAACACTAGATTCTTATACTCCTGGCAGTTTTGAAAGATATGCAGAACTGTCTGTTATTCAAGGACAAACAAAAATACCCCGCGCAGAATTGATGTTTCAAGAAATACTAGATGATAATCAGAAATTGATTGAAGTTCTCAAAAATTGCTTTGAAGTAGCAGGACAAGAAAGAGAGTTTGGTATAGAAAATTTCATAGCAGAAAGACTAGATGCTCATGCTAAACATGCTTGGATGCTGAAATCTATATTAAAAAGAGAACGATCCTAAGTAATTTCTAATAATGAAAGCCAGCGAGTTCATAACAGAAAAATGGAGTGCGAAATACAAGCGCAGCATCAACTGTAACAATCCTAAAGGATTCAGCCAACGCGCCCATTGCCAAGGCCGTAAAAAAAAAGTAAACGAAGCCAGTCCTGATACATTAGAAGGTAGTTTTACTCGCGACCTAATACTTAGTAAATGTTGGCTAGCCAATAAATTAAAAAAAGAATTAGGTAATAATTGTGCTAGAACTATCTATATAGTAGGTAGTTGGTATGGTAATTTAGCGATACTTTTACAAAAAGCAGGTATAGTATTTGATGATATAGTGTTAATTGATAAAGATGACAAAGTATTGTTTGGTGGTGAGAAATTACTAAAGTCTTACATAGACTCAGATAAATTAAAATTCATTCATACAGATGCTAAAGACGTTGTATATGATGAACCGGGTATTATTATCAATACTAGTGTTAACGATATGTCTACAGATTGGTATGACAACGTACCAGACAATTTCGTAATAATAGTTCAAGGAAGAGACAATTCTAATTCATCAACTAGATTCGATAATTTAGATAGATTTGCTAATACTTTTCCCATGCGTAAAACTAATTATTTAGGCTGCAAGAAATTCAAAGATCCTGAAACTGCATATAGCAGATTTATGAAGATAGGTGTAAAATAATGCTAATATGTGAAGTTTCGGACAATGACAAGATTCAACAATTTATAGTTAAGTCTCTTAAAAAAGCAGGCTATAAATTTATAGGTCAGGGATATGATGCTCAAGTGTGGAGTAAAGATGAGGGACAGATCAGTAAAATAATATTTCCAAATACAGACAGCACAGACAAAATCATAAAAGCACAGATAGCATTTTATAAAATATGTACGAAAAGTGATCTTCCTACTTTACCTAAATTCTTTGAGGTTGATGGTGAACCTTATTTAGAGTTTAGTGTAGGTAATGTTCCCTTCGCTCAATTCAATATGGAAAAACTTAAACATATTCCACAGAATAGTATTGATGAATATGTAGTATGGATACTTTCTGATCTAGTTAAATATGGCAAAGATTGGTCTAGTACACTAAAGAAGCTACATGATCCTGATTCTTATGTAGGTGAAAACGGTAAAAAGATAGTTGATAAACTCAAGAAAGTGGGTGAAGACAAATTGAACTACTATAGCATTTTGTACAAGACTATGCTAAAATTATATGATAAGGGCAAACAATTGGGCTTGTCTTGGGATCTTCATACTGAAAATGTCATGATGCGAAGCAACGGTGAACTTGTTATTACTGATCCGTGGTCCGTATAATTGGAAATCCAGATAAATATTTAATATGAAATCTCATGAATTTATAACGGAACGTAAAATCATCAATGAATCTATAGAAGAAATCGAAGATCAGTGGTCTTCAATGGGTATTGAACATTCATTGTATGAACGAAATGGTACTATATATTTGAGTCAGATCGTAGTTCCCAAATCTGACAGAAAACAGGGCACTGGCACTAAAGCAATGAAAGCATTAGTTAATTATGCCGATCAAACAGGTCAAAAAATCGCACTATCACCATCAAGTGATTTCGGCGGTAGTAAAACAAAATTAGTTAAATTCTATAAAAGATTTGGGTTCGTGCCTAACAAGGGTAGAAATAAAGATTTTACTACTATGGAAACAATGATTCGCTATCCCAAGACCGGCATTAACGAATATAATGTTGATAACCAAAACGGTCTAGGAAAGGTGCCTAACAACGCCGAGGTTGATTATTTTGGTTTAAGAGTACTAATGAAGCCCAGTGTATTTTTAAAACTAGCAGCACCACTGGAATCTCCCATCAGTGTAGATCACATTGTAGATCACATGAAAAAAGGTGGGGCATTAGGTTCACCATTTTTAAATATCAATGTCCCAGAAGAATGGGATAATAACGATTTCGAAAAACCAGCGATAGTCACAGGTCACGAAGGTAGAAATCGTATGCTAGCCATACGCCGAGTAGAAGGAGATGATCCCGTTGAAGTACATTTATTTCCTAGATATAAAAGAAATAGGCACATAACTGATGAATGGATAAAGTCATGGAACAATGGACTCTGGAATGAAGGCGAGAGAAGTTTTATATCGGGTCCGATCTTTAAGAAAATGTGATAAATACTATATAGAAAGGTATACTTAACATGAAAATTCAAGAAATTCTATTTGAGACCAAGCACGACGACTGGGACGATGAAGAAGAAAAACCAGAAGATCCGGATAAGGATAACGTACCGCACATCGTTACTCAACTACGCAAGTCAATTGACGTAGAAGGAAACTATCCAGTTAAATTCAGAGATGGAACTCAAAAGAAGATTCCAATGGAACTGATCAAGAAGTTCTTAATGAAATACATTAAGTACAAGCCCGCTGACCGCGAGAGAATGCAACATGAAGCCGGTCAGAGTTTTGAAGCGTTTGTTAAAGCAGCAGAAGAATTCTCTGCTCCTAAGGCTCCAAAAAGCATTTACACGTAATGAAAGTAGCAGACGTAGTAAAACCACATAAAGTTTATATAGCCACAGTTTTCGTGAAACAACCTGGCTATACAGGCAATATGGATCTAACTGTTACTGCTCAAAATCATTTCATGGCTAGAGAATTAATGAAACGTTTATATAACGTTGATTCTGCTAGAATAGGTTCAATCAGAGAATTAAAATAAATGATCGTATTTCATGATTCTCCCTGTATTAGGATATGCAGGCTAGATAGTTCTAACATATGTGTTGGATGTTACAGGACTTTAGATGAAATAACTGACTGGCATAAAAAAGAAGAACAAGAACGTTTAGATATCTTCAAACGTTGTGCCCAGAGAAAATCTTTAAAAGTAGATAATAATAAATAATAGTATGAGAGCAAAAGAATTAAAAGGTTTCATGTTAAAAGAGGATCCAGAAGTACCGTCTGACGATCCCAGAGCCGAACGCATCAATAATTTTGCTCAGTGGGCAGGTAAGATACTTAAAGTTAAGAATTTACCCGTAGTTAAATTAAGCCTAGACACAGAAGAAGCACAAGGTAATCATCATACGGGTGGTTATATGCCGGGCAGCGACCATATATGGTGCTATGCTAAAAATAGAAATTTAGTTGATATGATGCGTACTGTTTTTCACGAATTAGTCCATGTCAGACAGCATGAGTTAGATATGATTAAACCCGGCGATAGTTATCCCGGAAGTCCAATAGAAGTAATGGCTGATGTTCTAGCAGGTAAATACATCAAAATTTATGGTGAAGCCAATCCTACTATATTTGAAGATTCTGTTGCTGATGATTGGAAAAACTTTCTTTCCGAAAAACGCAAATAACTATTGATTTTTTTCTTTCGTTGTGCAACAATAGCGCATGATCAAATTGCTGTTTCCTTTACCCAGAAAACTAACTGTTGCTATCAGCGGCGGAGTAGACTCTGTAGCAGTAGTTGATTTCCTTAGTAACAATCATTCAGTCAATTGTGCTTTCTTTCATCATGGTACTGAGAGTAGTGACAAAGCCATGAATTTTGTTATCGATTTTTGCCGTGACAGAAATCTTCTGTTACATGTGGGAAAAATCAGCAACGAAAAGCCCAAAGATAAAAGTCTAGAAGAACACTGGCGGCATGAAAGATATAAATTTTTGCATAGCCTAGATTCGTATATCGTTACTGCCCATCATTTAAATGATTGTGTAGAAACTTACATCTGGTCTTCTTTACATGGTTCACCTAAAACCATTGCTAGACAAAAGAACAATGTATACAGACCCTTTCTAACTACTGAAAAAGAAGAGTTTGTAAATTGGTGTGTGTCACGCAGGATAGATTGGTGTGAAGATACTACCAACAAAGATACTAGATTTACTAGGAATTATATCAGACAAGAAATGATGCCACATGTCCTGCGGATCAATCCTGGTATTAACAAAGTCGTAAAAAAGATGATAGAGTCTTGATCTATCCTTTTCAACGCAAAATGTTTGACTTATTTACGAATATATTTTATACTAACTACTTAAATAGGAGATCATATGTCACGCACATTTAATAACGAAGCAAAGATTAAGTTGACCCAACTCATTAACGAGGGTCTTTCAGTTACTCATGAAATTGAAAGTTTGCAGGGTGGACTTAACGATACTATCAAAGCGGTAGCAGAAGAACTTGAGATCAAGCCCTCTATCTTGAAGAAGGCGATCAAGGTCGCTCACAAGGCTCGCTTGGGTGAGACTAACAAAGAAAACGAAGAACTAAACACTATCTTGCAAACGGTTGGTAAAACTATTTAATGAGTTATGTAGACGCTATTCACGATAGAGATAGCGACAGGATATTTGTTGTAGAACGCACACCTGAGGGTAAGCGCATCTACAATGAATATCCTGCTAATTATACCTTTTACTTCCAAGACAGAAAAGGCAAGTATCGTTCTATCTATGGAGATCCTGTTAGTAGGTTCTCTACTAGGAAACGAGCAGAGTTTGAGAAAGAAAAAAGAATTCACTCAGGTAAAAAACTGTTCGAAAGCGATATAAATCCAGTGTTCAGATGTTTGTCTGAAAACTATATCAAACAAGAACCGCCCGAGTTACATACGATTTTCTTTGACATTGAAGTAGACTTTGATCCTGAAAAAGGGTTCTCTCCTACTAATGATCCTTTCAATCCAGTAACTGCTATATCATTGTATCTTGATTGGCAAGATATGTTGATTACTTTGTGTACTCCCCCAAAGCATATGTCTGATGAAACTGCTAAGGAGATAGTAAGCAACTACGAAAATTGTTTGATGTTCAAGTCTGAGAAAGAAATGTTTGATGCTTTCTTTGATGTGATTGAAGATGCAGATGTTTTGACAGGTTGGAACTCAGAAGGTTACGATATTCCATATATGGTTAATCGCGTGACCAGAGTAATGAGCAAAGATGATACACGCAAATTCTGTTTGCTAGGGCAACTTCCCAAGCCACGCACATACGAGCGATTTGGTAAAGAAGAAACTACTTTTGATTTGATAGGTAGGATCCATATGGACTATCTACAATTATACAAGAAATATAATTATGAATCGCGTCATAGTTATTCACTTGATGCTATCGGTGAAATGGAAGTAGGTGAAAACAAAACGCAGTATGAAGGTACTCTTGATCAGTTGTATAACAAAGACTTCAAGAAATTCTTAGAGTACAATCGTCAAGATACTATGCTCTTGGTAAAGATTCATAACAAACTCAAGTTCCTTGATCTGGCTAATGCGCTAGCGCATGAGAACACAGTATTGTTGCCAACTGTAATGGGTTCAGTTGCTATGATTGAAATGGCAGTTATGAACGAAGCGCATGAGCGGGGACTTGTAGTTCCTGACAAAAAGAAAGATGTGCAATCAGATCAAATGGCTGCTGCGGGAGCATATGTAGCGACACCTAAGAAAGGTATTCATGAATGGGTAGGCGCAGTAGACATCAACTCTCTGTATCCTAGCACTATTCGTGCTTTGAATATGGCACCCGAAACTATCATAGGACAAATCAGGCAAACATTGACTGACAGGTATATGTTAGACAAGGCTAAAGGAATAGCAGATAAGAAAAAAAGAAGAGATGGCAGCGACGAACTAGAAATGAGTTCTCTGTTATGGGAGGGTTTGTTTGGCTCGCTAGAGTACGAAGCCGTGATGAACCAAGAGCGCGGAACTATGCTTACTGTAGATTTCGAAAACGGTGAGAGCAAAGAAATGAGCGGAGCAGAAGTATGGAAATTCATATTTGATTCTAGTAATCCATATATCTTATCTGCGAACGGTACTATATTTACTTATGAAACTGAAGGTGTTATCCCGGGTTTGCTTACTAGATGGTATAGTGATAGAAAAGATATGCAGAAAAAATTGCGTGATTCTACCACAGCGCAAGACAGAGAATATTGGGACAAGCGTCAGTTAGTAAGAAAGATTTTGCTTAACTCTGCGTATGGTGCGCTACTCAATGAGCATTGTAGATTCTATGACAAGAGGATAGGTCAGAGTGTTACATTAACAGGTAGGCAAGTAGTCAAGCATATGTCTGCTCATATCAATGAGATATTAACTGAAAAGTATGATTACTATGGTGATGCTATCGTTTATGGTGACACAGACTCTTGTTATTTTTCTGCTTGGCCCGTTATAGAATCAGATGTCAAGCAAGGTACTATGCAATGGAGTAAAGATTTAGCAGTAAATCTGTACGATAATATCGCAGAGCAGATAAACAAAGGCTTTCCCGCTTTCATGGAACGAGCATTTCATGTACCCAGAAACAAAGGTGAAATCATCAAAGCGGGCAGAGAACTAGTTAGTGATAGAGCATTGTTCATTACCAAGAAAAGATATGCTGTAAACATCTTTGACAAGGAAGGTAAGCGTAAAGATGTTAATGGTAAAATGGGTGAGATTAAAGCAATGGGTCTTGATCTCAAACGAGCAGATACTCCCAAGTATGTACAAGAATTTTTGATGAAAGTACTTGAAATGGTATTGTCGGGTAAGACTAGGGAAGAAGTTATAGAAAAGATCAAAGACTTCAAGAACTATCTTTCTACAGTAGATAGTTGGACTAAGGGATCGCCCAAGTCTGTAAACAATTTAACTACATATCACGATATGGAAAAGCGAAGCAAGACCGGCAAAGCAAACATGCCTGGCCATGTGAGGGCGGCACTTAACTGGAATTATCTAAGAAAGGTAAATGGTGACAACTATTCTATGCGTATCTTAGATGGTATGAAAGTAGTGGTATGCAAGTTAAGAGCCAATCCATTAAACTTCACTAGCATAGCCTACCCAACTGACGAACTCAGACTTCCCGAATGGTTCGTCAATTTGCCCTTTGATGATGCAGCAATGGAGCAAACTCTAGTAGACAAAAAGATCGACAACTTGTTGGGAATACTTGAATGGGAGTTAGAAGAGAATACTAACACTAATTCTACTTTTGATGATTTGTTTGACTTCGGATAGATTCAAGTTGACTCGCGCTATAAATTCCTATATATTACACATATGCATCGCCTAAATAACATTACAGGGAAACAACTATGAAAGACAATTTGCAAGACATTATTCAGTACACACATGGTCTAGGTGTGATTGACCTGATCAAGGTATCTGGTACTAAGAAAGCAACAGACATCCTAGCGATTGCTGAGGATCGTAGCGTTGTAGTATCTGCTACGCTAAAGAGTCCTATCTCAGATTTCGAGGGAGTGTTTGGTATGCCCAATCTGTCTAAACTAAAGACTATTTTGGGTTTTGAAGACTATGACGAAAATGCTAAGATCAGCATGACTAAGGTAGACAGGGACGGAGAAAAGGTTCCTGCTGCTATTCACTTCGAAACTAAGTCCGGAGACTTCATTAACGATTATCGATTGATGTCTAAGAATCTAATTGAAGATAAGGTCAAGAATGTCACGTTCAAGGGAGCGAACTGGGACGTAGAATTCGAACCCACAGTAGTTGGCATCCAGAGGCTAAAGCGTCAGTCACAAGCCAACAGCGAAGAACTGACTTTTACTACTAAAACTGATCATGGTGATCTAAAGATTTATTTTGGTAATGCGTCTACTCACTCAGGTAATTTCGTATTCCAGCCCGGTGTCACTGGTAAGTTAAGCAAATCTTGGCTATGGCCTGTAAAGGTTTTCATCAGCATCATGGACTTGCCCGGTGACAAGATGGTAAGGATCTCTGATCAGGGTGCTACCGAGATCACAGTTGATAGCGGTCTAGCGAATTATAGGTATCTATTGCCAGCACAGACAAAATGATTTCTATCTACACTTATTCTGATCCAGTAGTCTACCAGATAGATCATTCTCAAAACTCTCCCGGTATTACTGGGCCAGTGAGATGGAATGGTGATCTAAAGGTTTTTGAGGTAAATACTGGAAAGGATCACTGGGGGGCCGCTCACTGGAAAGAAATTCCTAATAAGGTAGAATTGAGAAATTCTAAAGAAATCGATCTAGTTATTGAATATGTCCGTAACAAGATGAAAGAAGAAGAAAAGTTAGAAAAACTAGCAGAAAAATATCCTGCAGTAAAAAATGCTAAGGAAAGGTTAGATTTATTAGTGAGTTTGCTGGATGAATCTAACAGTAATTGACAATAACTTATTCAAACCTCATAAAAATCTATGTCTGATTTCGGATTCTTCAGAGTATGGATACATTCTTATTTCTAAAAATGCTAGTTCATACTGTAGAAGTTTTTTCACTACAGGATGTAACTGGACATATGACAGATATGAAAATTTTCCAGATACAAAATTTATAGTATGTTTACGCGATCCCATAAGTAGATGGGTATCTGGAATATGTGAATATTTTTATAGATACCACAGGTCGTTTAATATAAAAAATCCACAAGTTTTAAAATTTATATCTGAACGCCTGATATTTGATGAACATACCGAACCTCAGGTAAATTTCATAAGCGAAGAGATTTACGCATCAAATAATATAAAGAATATGAATCTTACTGGAATATACAGAAAACTCATTGACCTAAATAGATTGATTTTTTTTAAAGTTAATGATAATCTCAGCGACAACATGTATATGTTTGCCGCTAATGAATTAAAAGTTGATATCACATTTCGAAATAAAGAAAAAAAAAGTTATAATACTACCGATGAAATTCCCGATAAAAAAAGGAATGCTGATATACTATATGATTATTTAGAATCTAAACCAGATGTTGTTGACAAAATCAAAAAACTTTATGCTGATGATTACAAACTTATAGAGAATGTAAAATTTTATGGATCAAATTGATTTAAACAAAGAACAAGACCCAGATTGGGCATTGTTTCTTCCAGCAGTTAGTTCATTCTTTATTACTGGTCTAGGTAAACAACGTTCAGGAGAAGATTACTTCCCACAAGAACGTATACCTGCAGGATTCAATGGTGATGTAGAATGCTTGAATTTCTTGAACAGTAAGCAAGGTTTGTTCAAGTACAAATGGGGTTTATATTCAGCAGGTCATGCTAACTTAGACATCAATGTGAATGATCCAGCAGAAAGCATTATCAGAAAAAGAGAAAAAGGTACTTTCATGTTAGGAGACTCAGGTGGTTTCCAGATCATGAAAGGTCAATGGCCTGCTGACTGGAAAGATCCTAATTGCCCCCGTGCTATGAAGCAAAGAAATTTAGTGTTGAAGTGGATGGATGAGTACATGGATTATGGTATGTGCTTAGATGTTCCAACTCAAACATTACGCAACAAGCATTTGTTAGACAAGCATGGTATCTCTACTATCGATGAAGCAGTTAGAGCCACACATATCAATAATGAATATTTTATCAGGAACAGGAATGGTTCTTGCAAATTCTTAAATGTCTTGCAAGGACTTACTCATACCCAGAGTGATGAGTGGTATGAAGAAATGAAAAAGTATTGTGACCCCAAAATATACCCAGATAGTTATTTTAACGGCTGGGCATTTGGTGGTCAGAACAAGATTGATACTCATTTGATGTTGAAAAGGTTAGTCAACATCATACATGATGGGTACTTAGAACCGGGCCAGCACAATTTAGTACATTGTTTGGGTACTAGCATACTTGAATATGCGGTAGTCTTTACTGACGTTCAGAGGGCAATCAGAAAATACCACAACCCAGAATTCCAGATAACGTTCGATTGTGCTAGCCCATTTTATTCAGCAGCAAAAGGTCTGGCATATTTCCAGACTAATATCAATCATGATGAGAAATGGTCATACAGTATGGAAAAGACTGCGGAAAATAAAAAGTATCATAATGATACTAGACCATTCAACGATGCTGTTTTACAAGATAAGATACACAAGAGTTTTTCGGGTAGTCCTGTTACTGACAGAATGATGATGAAAGACTTGTGCTATAGGGGACCAGGCTTCTTAGGCGCACATGGTAAAGAAACTAAAACAAGTTGGGATACTCTAAGTTATACATTGATTCAAGCCCATAATGTTTATATGCACATTACAGCAGTACAAGAAGCCAATCGTCGCTACAAAGAAGGTACTATTCCTGCTATGGCTATGAACGAGACTTTTGAGCGTATTAGATTTGGGGAACTAGTTGATGAGATTTTTTCTTTGCGAGACAGAACCAAATCTCTAGCCATGATCGACGAGTATGATAGTTTCTGGATGCAAATGAAATCGGGTAGTCAGGGCTTTTCGGGTAAACGCACCGTGAATTCTATGACGTTTTTTGATAAACTATTTGTTGAAGAGTCGCAAGAAGGTATTCTGGAAGAAATAATTGAAGATAGTGACGACGCTATGAATAAGGTTTTATATGATACCAATACGTGAAAGGCCCCCACTTGTAACTAATTTCCGTCAATGGATTTTTGTACGAGAAAATTTTTTATCCAAGGAGTTGTGTGATAGTTTGATAAGTTATTCTTTAAACCATTCACTAAAAATACCAAACTATCAATGGAAAAGCAGTTTTTTAACCTGTAGATTATCTAATGATCATGAAGTACACAATACTTTGAATCACTTATGGATAGAGGCTATCGATTTTTTCGGATCTAAAATAAATTTTATAGAAGAATATTACATAAACACATATAAAACCGGTGATCATTTCGATATACATATTGATAATTATTTAGGTTTAGTCAACAGACTTGACAGAAAACTCTCTATGTCTGTACAATTATCAGACAGTACAGATTATAGTGCAGGCGATTTTGAAATAGCAGGAGTCAAAATGACTAGAGCAAGAGGTTCAGTTATCATTTTTCCTAGTAACTTTAAACATTCTGTTAACTTGATTACATCTGGAACACGTTATAGTTTATTTACCTGGGCCTGGGGCCCATTTTTTTGAGGATATATTGTATGTATGAAAGAGAATTATCTATTTTAAGGAAACGGTTCAATGATCTTAGTTCAGAACTAGATGAACTAAAGCGAGAACCAGAAAACAATAATGACCAAATCTCTAGTCTTGTTAAAGAAAAGACTGTAGTATATGAAGAGATTACTAGGCTCACTAGAAAAGTCTGGGAAGATACACATGAACGAGTAGATGTTAGTAGAGATTATTGATGACTATTAAAAAGGTAATAACCAGCGGTTGCAGTTTCGCAGAACTTAGTTTGGATCCTGGTCGTTATACTTGGCCGGAAGTATTAGAACATACCAGATTTTTTCCTTCTAATGTAATATTTGAACATACGGGTCTGGGAAGTCAGGGCAATGAACTCATACAAAAGAAAGTTAGCCTGGCTTTGATAGAATCTCTAGAAAAATACAAACCAGAAGAAATAGTTGTAATAGTTTCGTGGTCTGGAACTGAGAGAAAAGCATTTTATGTTGATTCTTCAAATTTTATTAAAAACCTTGTTGATTCTTGGGATAGACATGGTCGGAATTGGGACTACCAACTGAGGGATTTAAAAAATAATTCAGTATGGCATATGAAAGACAGGTATAACCGATTAAAAAGTTGGGGCGGATGGTACATAGAGAATTTTTCTGCTTTATCTGCTATTGAAGCATTGGGTGATGATTGTGATGCATTTGCTAAACAATATTTTAATCTTTATCAAACACTAATAGGTCCGGCTCATCTAACTCTAGAAAATATCATAATGTTACAAAATTTGTGCAAACTTAAAAATGTTAAATTGTATCAAACATTTTATAGGTCTTATGTGTTTGAAGATATAGAAATTAACAAAAATCACTTAAACCTAAATTACTTGTATAAGCAATTGGATTTTGATACTATAGTGTCAACTACGGGAATAACAGAACATTTAAGACCAATAGATACTGAAAATCATGATAATAGCTTATGGAATAAAATCTGGCATTTTGGATCATCAAAAGATCAATATTTCCTATCGGATGGATGGCACCCCAATCCAACGGGTGCTAGAAAGTGGCTTGACGAAGTGTTGATTCCTAGATTGAAAAAAGATGGAGTAGTATGATGGAAATTCAAAGGCAAACCGCGCTTGCTGAAAAGCGTGATAAGATCCGAGAACACGCCAAGCGCATGATTTATGTTACTTTCCAGAAAGAAGGTATTCATCGTTATCCAGATGCTGCCAACGATCCTAGGCTAGCAGATGTGTCATTTCTGGCAAACGAGCATAGGCACATCTTTCATTTTAATGTAGCAATCCAAGTATTTCACAACGACAGGGATATTGAATTCATTCAATTTAAGCGTTGGTTAGAGAGTCTATACCAAGGCACTATTGAATTGAATTACAAGAGTTGTGAAATGATTAGCGACGATCTTTATGAGCAAATCGCTAGTCGTTATCCCAATCGTGACATCACTATCACCGTTAGCGAAGATGGTGAGAATGGTGCCACAATCACTTATAATAATGTTGTTTAACTTTAAATTGGAGAATACAGATGTCTAAGAACGAAACTACTAAGAACTCTTCCCGCGTTAACCAGATTTTCGATGATCTTGAGAATTATCTCAATTTCTGTAGGGAATATGGATACAAGTATAATGAAGCAGACTTGTATAGTAACAGGAGTTATGCTTACAGGCAGTTTTCTAAGTTTCAATCAGGCAAGAATTTTAAGGATATGTGGGATCTAGATAATACATCAAGGGAATAAATTATGGCATTTAAATTAAGCAAACGCTCACTAAAAAATCTAGAAGGAGTAAATCCTGCACTAGTAGAAGTTGTACATAGGGCTATTATAGTCACCAAGGTAGACTTTGCTGTTGTGGAAGGATTGCGCTCACTAGAACGACAAAGAGAACTAGTAGCCAAAGGTGCTAGCCAGACTTTGAAGTCCAAGCACATCGAGGGCAATGCTGTTGACCTCATGGCATTTATCGGGGGTAGGGGTTCTTGGGAATTGAATCTCTATGACGACATTGCTGATGCTATGAAGATGGCTGCTACCACTAGTGGAGTATCATTGCGTTGGGGCGCGGCATGGACTGTAAAGGACATTCGTAAATGGAAGGGCACAATGGAAGAGGCTATGAATTCTTACATTGACCAACGCAGACTGGAAGGCAAGCGTCCATTTATCGATGCTCCTCACTTTGAGTTATCATAATTATGCGTAGACTTTTCTATATGGGGTTAGAGCCATACAAGGCTCGCTATACATTACAATTACAAGACTGGAACGAGCGTGTATTTAAACGCAGAGACATAAATTATGTTATCGTTCCCGGCGAGACATTAAGTAATGATCAAGCCATAGTTACTGGTCAAGTACTTGATGCTCATGGACGTACTTATTTCGGAATGAGTCAATTGATGAATCTCATCAAGATGATGAAAGCCGGCGAAGTAAATCAGCATGATGTAATTTACTTTGAAGATATGTTCCAGCCCGGTATAGAAAGTCTACCATATATCATGAATCAACTCCCCACTGAATTCAGACCAAAAGTTTTCGTCAGATGTTTAGCACAAAGTATCGATCCAGACGATTTCGTTCATGTGTGGGGAATGAGTGAATGGATGGGACATTACGAAAAGATGGTTGACAATTTCGTAGATGGTGTGCTAGCCACTAACGAAGAAATGGTAATGCACATGAAGATCGCGGGATGGCAGGCTCCTATCTACAATATCTCGGGACTAGCGTTTGGTAAAGAAGAAGTTCAGGGAAGGGTTGGTTTCAAAAATATAAAACCATTCCATGAACGTCCCATGAGAGTGTCGTTTGCCGCTAGATGGGATCAAGAAAAGCAGCCCGATTTTTATATGGATCTTATCGATGCTTGGTATCAGAAGCATGGTCCTGAAGTAGAGTTTACTGTATTGTCTGGTGCTAAGTTGCGTAGCAATAATTCATCTTATAGGGAACGTTGCGAACAAATGCAAGCAGAAAACAAACTAGTAATCTATGAGGATCTTTCCAAAGACGAGTACTATTCTATGCTCAATGATACTAGGGTATTGTTTAACTGTGCGCTACAAGATTGGGTCAGCAATACAGTAAGCGAAGCAGATGCATTGGGATGTAATGTGTTGTTTCCTGCTTATCGTAGTTTCCCAGAAACATTCGCAAATTGTAAGTACAGATTGTATATTCCGTGGTCTATCGATGATGCTATAGACAAACTTGAATTATTGATACAAGAACCTCATCCATATATGGGATTAATCTCTGACTACAATGATAAAACTATCGACAGAATTTGTGATATTTTAGAGGGCAATGGTTCTCAATATCTAAGAGACAGCGTTGATTACAGAAAGCACACTAGGGAAAGTAAATATTGATTTGCTCAAATTGTAGTAAACTGCAAACACAATTCGATCCTCATTACGTGGACGAATATGGTAATCCTAAATACTATAAGCCCTTGACAAAGGTCAACAATAATAAGATAATATTCTGTAGTCCACGATGCGCTACTGAATATAATGACAAGTTAAGGAAAGAAAATGCAGATAGAAAATGATGTTAAATTAGACTTCAAAGATGTTTTGATTAGACCCAAGCGCAGCACTCTTAGTAGCAGGAAAGAAGTTAGTTTAACTAGACAATATACTTTCAAACACAGTAATCATACGTGGTCAGGTGTACCTATCATGGCTGCTAACATGGATGGTGTTGGTACTATGGACATGGCTAGAGTACTAGAAAATCACAGCATGTTTACTTGTTTGGTCAAGAGTTATGGTCTTCAAGATTATCAATCATGGTATGATATGCCTAATATGTTTGATAACATAGCGGTAAGTACTGGGATCAATACAAGTGACTTTGAATCTTTATCAAAAATCATGTATGAATTTCCCAACATAAAATTTATTTGTATTGATGTAGCGAATGGATATAGTGATAAATTTGGTGCGTTTGTTTCTAAGGTAAGAGAAATATATTTTAATAAAACTATTATAGCAGGTAACGTAGTTACTGCTGACATGACACAAGAGTTAATCTTGAGAGGAGCGGACATTGTTAAGGTTGGTATTGGTCCTGGTAGTGTTTGTACTACTCGCATTCAAACCGGGGTGGGTTATCCACAACTTAGTGCTGTTATGGAATGCGCTGACGCTGCTCATGGTCTTGGTGGTCACATCATTAGCGACGGTGGTTGCACTTGTCCTGGAGATGTTGCAAAGGCTTTTGGAGCTGGCGCGGATTTTGTAATGCTGGGCGGTATGCTAGCAGGGCATGATGAGGGTGGCGGTAACATCGAAGATGGTTATGTTACTTTCTATGGTATGAGTAGTGATACTGCTATGAACAAGCACAATGGTGGGGTCGCTGAGTATCGCAGTAGCGAAGGTAGGACAGTTAAGATTCCATATCGTGGTCCTGTTAGTAATACAATATTAGATATACTGGGAGGGATCCGTAGTACTTGTACATATGTAGGTGCTTCACAACTAAAGCATCTTAGTAAATGCACTACTTTTATCAGAGTAACACAACAATTTAATGGAGTATTCGCAAACAAATAAATACATATGCTACACAACGGTAGCGAGTTTATTACAATTTTTATCCGTGTAAGGAAGGAGAAACAAAATGTCGTATAATAAAACAAAAACAGACCCAGAGTTGGGTCGCAAAGTTCACGAATATCTAATGAGTGTAGGTGTAGAAACACCCACAGTAGAAAACAATCTAGAACGCAAAGAAAAGATTTCAATTATTGAAGGTCACATGGCTAAAATCATGCAGACTTTAGGTCTTGATTTGTCAGATGACAGTCTGGCAGAAACCCCCACTCGCTGGGCTAAAATGGCTGTAAATGAAATTTTTTGGGGTCTTGACTGGGAAGCATTCCCCAAGTGTACAACTGTTGACAACAAGATGCACTATAACGAAATGGTTATAGAGAGGAATATTAATGTGCAAAGCAACTGTGAGCATCATCTGGTAGTCATAGACGGGCTTGCTACAGTAGCATATGTTCCCAAACAAAAAGTACTGGGACTGTCTAAGATCAATCGCATCGTAGAATATTTCGCAAAGCGTCCCCAGATTCAAGAACGACTAACTGAGCAAGTATTTCATACTTTGTGCTATATCTTAGATACAGAAGATGTAGCGGTATTAGTACATGCTAGACATTATTGTGTTCGCAGCAGGGGTGTAGAAGACACGGGATCTACTACTATTACTAGCAGGTTAGGTGGAGGTTTCAAGACTGATCCTGCTGCTAGGGCAGAATTTATGCGTTTAGCCCATATAGAGAATTTACAATAATAAATACCATATGAGCAAAGAAAAAGAAAGCGCAGATAAAAATGTAGAAAATCTCTACACTTCAACCAGCGGTTCTTACAAAGTAGATGCCATATACATAGCAGAAAAAATAGTATTAGAAACTGATCCCCATGAGCGTAGAGATATGTCTCCTGAAGGTCAGACTCGCCGCAAGTTCATAGACAAAAAGAAGTTTATAGCATTGCAGAAAAAGAAATTTGATTGATAGAGAGTTATAATGAGTGATTATGAAACAATTAAGGATGCTATACTAAAGTTAGCAGCAGTTGTAAACAATCCATATAACGATGGGTTCTTACAATTTGAAAGTAAGAAAGATATATGGCGTCTTAAATATTGGATAGATTTTAAGTTAAAGCAGATGCCTGAATTTTCGGGTGAAAGAGATTGGTTAGAAGAACTAGAAAAATCAAAAGTCTGGGAAATACTAAAAGAGTGAGAAATCTAAACCTTACCCTTGATTTACATGGAGTCAAACATGAAGAAGTTAGGGATAAGGTTCAGAATTTCGTGTTGCTTAATCAGGCTAACATTCCGCTAAAAATAATTTGCGGAAATAGTGAACGTATGATACAATTAGTCAGAGAAGCAGTCGCAAGTATTGACTTCAGACTAGAAAGTTTTAGATATGGAGAATTAATGGTGTACGAATTATGAACTGGATTATAGATAAAACATTTGAATTTTGTTATGGGCACAGAGTATGGACCCAGAAACTAAATGGTGAATATGCTGATGACTTAAAGTGTGCTTGTAGACACTTACATGGTCATGAGGCTAAACTGCAAGTATATCTGACTTCAGACAATCTAGATGTAACTGGCATGGTAACAGACTTCAGACATCTAGAATGGTTGAAGCGTTGGGTCAACGAATATATCGATCATAGATTTGTCATTGATCGTAATGATCCCCTCTACAACGGGTTGCTGGGAACAACATTTCCACTGATCGATGTAGTTATACCTGGTACAGACTTCGTAGCAGGCAAGCAATTTGATGTAAATAATTTAGGTATGTCTAAGCAATCCGCACAATATGAATTTTACGAAGGATTCTTAGTTGTAGATTTCGTGCCTACTTCTGAAAATCTATCTGCTTGGATGGCTAAGATCGTAAACGCTAAGATGAGTAAACTAGGAGTGAAAGTGCATCACATAGACTGGTGGGAGACACCAAAGTCTAGATCAACATTTTATGCTTAGGCTATCTAAATTTTCAACAGTAGTAGAGAAACATTCTCCTGTTATATGGTGGGTAATACGTATTTTAGAGATAACTACTTGCTGTTTTATTATCGCTAATGTCGTACATCACTGGTAATGATAGATATTTATATACACGCACCTTCAGCGAGAGATGTAATGGAAAAGCTGCTTTTGCTGAGAACCAACAATCTTGTACCGGGTAAAGATTTTAGTTTTACCTATATGTACAAACAAGACCCACGCATTGCTAAATTTACATTTTATGAGGACAAGTTCGCTACACTTTTTATGTTAAAATTATGAAGAAAAAATTTAACTCGCTAAATGAATATAAATGTCATTTGATTCAGCAAGGCCAAGAAAAGATATTAGACTTTGATGGTTCTACATTGAAGACTGATAAAAATGTACACACTATGTCTTTTGGAATAGTACATACTAGACCAAACACAGATTACGTACCTGAAAAGAAACCTGCAAAAAAGAAAACAGTAAAGAAGAAAAATGGTAAAAATAAAAAATAACCCCATGCTAGATGAATTGATGGTTCAACAGCAAATAGAGACACCATGGCAACACATGGTGGGAGTGATCATGCTCAACCAGACTCATAGAAAAACTGTCAAAAAAGTATTACCCGAATTTTTATCTTTATGGTCTACTGCTCCCCATTTTTTAACTAGCGACCCCTCAGACGTATATGAAATAATCAAACCACTGGGTTTGGTTGTTCTCAGGGAAAAACGTTTACGTAGAATGAGCCAAGATTACTTGAGTTGGAACGGAGAAAATGCTAGACTACTATATGGAATTGGTAAATACGGTAGTGATAGTTATGAAATATTTTTCAAACAAAATTTCTCTGTACAACCCAATGACAAAGAACTGATAAGGTATCTGAATGAAGAAGTCGATCAAGGTCAGCGAACTATTTTATAGCATACAAGGTGAGGGTAGATATATGGGCGTACCAAGCGTGTTCTTACGCACGTTTGGTTGTAACTTCACTTGTGATGGCTTTGGTATGCCTAAAGGACAAAAGTCACAAGAGCGTCACAATGTTAATCCTAAAGATTATAAAAACTATAAAGAACTACCCTTAGTATCTACAGGTTGTGATTCATATGCTAGTTGGGATGTGAGATTTAAGAAACTAAGTCCCAAGATAGATGTAGAAGAACTAGCAAAGATGATAACTAACTTACTGCCTAATAATGAGTGGCGGGATGAACATCTAGTCATCACTGGTGGTGAACCACTGCTAGGCTGGCAGCGTAGTTATCCTGAACTACTTGATCAACCCTGCATGAACGATCTAAAAGAGATCACTTTTGAGACTAATGGTACACAAGAACTATCAGATGAATTATTTGATTATCTAGTCAGCTGGCGTGAAAATAAGAATCTCCCGCTGGGTCGCGGCTATGATAGCATAACATTTAGTGTTAGCGCAAAACTCAGCGTTAGCGGTGAGAAATTTGAAAAAGCGATACGCCCTGATTATATCGCTCAATATCAAGAACTTGGACATACTTATCTCAAGTTTGTTATTGCTACAACTGAAGATATGCAAGAAGTACTTGAAGTTACAGATTTATATCGTAATGCAGGATTTACTGGTAATGTTTATGTCATGCCGGTAGGCGGGGTAGAAAGTGTTTATAGTTTAAATAATCGCAGAGTAGCAGAACTAGCAATGAAATATGGACTTAGATATAGTGATAGGATTCAAGTGCCATTGTTCAAGAATGCTTGGGGTACATGATGCCTTTTTACAGAGACAGAACAGGTTCTTATAGAAAGACATTATTCAAGGAGGTTGACGGCATGTATGCTTTTGATACGTTTGATGATCATTGTATAAAGAAAGAGTTTAAGTTTTTGTTCTTTCCTAAAAGATGTTGCGTAACAGGTAAGAAAATGTGGCTAACTAAAGCATACAAAAGAACTGCTATGTGGACTGGCCCGGGAGAGCCCTTGTATGAACATCGTTGGTATGATAAAGATCAATATTTATTTTTAATGCTCAAAGGAGAGTTGTAATGAAAAAGTTTAATATAACAACAGAAGATAAGAAGAGCGTAACCGAAGTTGAAATCTGGTGTAAAGATGCTATGGAAATTCGCCGGGAAATAGGCTGGCGCTGGGGTAATGGTATTATTACTGTAAATAATAAAAAAGAAGAAGAAAAACTAAGTCAAGAAGCAGAAAACGGTTTAGTTAATGCTTATGATTATGAATACGAGCCTGAAATGCTTGACGATAGTTGTTGGGAAGATGTCACCTATCCAGATGATATGGATGAAGAAGAAAAGGAACGTTTAGAAGATTTGTGGGAAGAAGAAAATATGGAAGGCTGGATGGATGATGGCTGGTCTATCGATGATGGTGAACTCTGGTATGAGGGCGACATCAAACTAACACTTGTAGAAGAAAAAGAAGAGAAGAAGCCAAAAAAGAAAGCAAAGAAGAAAGCAAAAAAGGTAACTAAGAAAAAGAAAACCAAAAAGAATGACTAGCAGACTATTCACATTTGGATGTAGTTTTACTAAGTATGGTTGGCCTACTTGGGCTGATGCTATAGCCCACAGTCACTTTACCAACTACGAAAATTGGGGTAAGACTGGGGGAGGTAACCAATTTATAGCCGCGCGTTTCGCAGAGTGTCATCAAAGAAATAAGATAACCAAAGATGATACAGTTATGATTATGTGGAGTAGTGTTACTAGAGAAGATAGATACATAGATGGTCGATGGTTTACTCCGGGTGATGTTTTTGATGCTTTGGAGGGTTATGATGAGTATTTTTTAAAAAATTATTGTTATGAATCAGGTTTCTATATTAGAGACTTAGCGGTTATGAGTTTAGTTAAAAATACTTTAGAAAATATAGGGTGTGAATTCTACTTCATGAGTATAGTAGATATAGATACTCCTGTAACTGTAGAGCCTAACTCAAGAAAAATAATCGATCTTTACGGTGATGTACTAAAAATAATGTATCCCAGTGTACATAAAATGTGCAATTATGATTGGTTTAGTAATAGAACTCCTCAATGGCAGAAATACAAATGGGACGGACATCCCCTTCCTACTGAACACATTGAATATGTGCATAAAGTGTTGCCAGAAAAATTTCATCTCAAAGAAAACACTATTGAAATATTTAATAGTTTCGAAAAAAAATTAATATATTTTGCTAATATTAGAAATATGTTTAGTTACCGCCGCGATTCCCGCACCAAAGAGGTAGATAGAGAACTTTTCAAAAAAGATTGTGAACAATTATGGTTAACACATAATTTATCAACTAACTTTCCTAAGGAATCATTTTAATGAATGACAAAAGACTATTCACATTTGGATGTAGTTTTACTCAATATCATTGGCCTACTTGGGCAGATATATTAGGTAAATCATTCGATTTGCATTTTAATTATGGTTTGGCTGGAGCAGGTAATTTCTATATTTTCAAAACATTGATAGATGCGATTGCCGAACATGATATCGATCAAAACGATACTGTAGCCATTATGTGGACTACGTTTACTAGAGAAGACAGATTTCT